TTTTTGATTTTTCAAAATGAAAATGATTGTGGCAGGCGTGGCATAGGCTGATCAGGTTCGTAGGATCGTATGCCCGGGAAGGGTTGTCCTCCAGATATTCCAGATGATGAACCTCAGTAGCCGCTCGTACTCTTCCGAATCGTTTACATCTTTGACAAATAAATTTGTCCCGCCGGAGGATGGCCTGCCGTACCCGTCTCCACTTAGGGGATGTGTAGAAGTCTTGATTCTCTTTCAGCCTGGGGTCCATAGGATCTCTCCTTGAACATAGACGCCGCCGATGTCCTTCCATACGTGGTGTCCGTCAACGACGCAGATCCAGTTGAAGAGCCTCTCGGGCTTCCCGTCGACCTTGCAGTCGTACCAGCCTTGATCTTCGGGGAAGCCCCGGTTCCACACTTTCTTCTCTTCGCTCATCAGCTTCAGCCCCGCTCCCCCGGTGCAAGACCCCCGGTATAAAAACAGGGGTATGCTTTTTCTGAGGGGTATCTTTTTTCCGGTGTTCTTCTCGAAGGAAAGGCGGCCCCGCTAAGAGCCGCCAGAGAACAGGAGGATCATCACATCACACACATTTCCCAATATCATATTAACAGAGTCGAATGTGTCATTGTGTGTCGAGTTTCTTCTGGATCTCCAGCAGCGCCCATCCGTGAACGTGGCGGATGTATGAATAGTCGTGCGTGAGATCATCCGCGATCTCCTCCAGGCCGCAGCCGTTGACGTACCGGAGGATCAGCACATGTTCGTACAGCGGGTTATCAAGTGAGGCGATCATCTTCAGGATCTCGTCCTTCTTACTCTGGTACGCTTCGACGGTCCGTTTGTACTCGTTCTCCAGTTCCACGAGCTTCCCGACCTGATCAGGGAGTGAATCCTTCGGTGATGTCTGGACGCGGTCCCGATCGTAGTCGATCGCCCGGAGGAACAGAAGCGACTCCCTCAGCTCTCTGATCTGATCCTCCTTTGTCCGGATCATCCTCTGGTATCTCCGGATCTGCTCCAGGTATTTCTTCGCCGTCATTTCACTTTCCCCTGCGCTGTCTGATTCATGTTCTGCTCCTTAGTAGTTCACATACCGCTCGTGTGTTGATTCGAGCTGCTGGTTGTCGATGTCCAGATAGATCTGAGTCGTGCCGACGGAATTGTGGCCGAGGATCTGGGAGACTTCCATCAGCGGCATCCCCGCCCGAAGTGCCATCGTCGCGCCGGTCCTCCGGAAGCGATGCGGGTGCACGTTCTCAACTCCCGCTCTCTTGCCGATGTTCCGGATCACGCTTTCAAGAGATCCCCGATCCCGGATTCCAGTGCCGACCTTCTCCGGGTCCTTCCACCAGAGGTGAAGATCTCCGGGCTTCACTCCTTTCTCATGTTCACCGAACTTGAAATTGCCTGGAGGGAAAAGGTACGGGCTCTGGTCCTTCCTGGCTTTGAGGAAGGTGTCGATCGCAAGCGACGCCTTCGCTGACAGATAGACCTCTCGGTACTTGTCTCCTTTGCCGTGAACGATGACCTTGTTCCCGTCGAGATCATGGATCTTGATCTCAGCGACTTCCGAGATCCGGCACCATGTCGAGATCAGCGTCTCGATAAGTGCTCGCTCGTACTCGTCCCGGCAGGCCATCCGGATCTTCTCCAGCTCGAGGTTCGAGTAAGCTTTCTTCTTCTGCTTGGTCTCTTTGATCGGCTCAACCTTCGACATCGGGTTCTTCATGAGGATCTCCTCCTTCTGAAGCCAGGTGTAGAAGGCTGAGAGGAATCGTCTCTCGTTGTTCGCTCCGGTCTTCGAGAGGCCGTCCCTGTTCACCCTTTTCGCGAGGTAGAGCCGGATGTCGTTGGCCGTGACCTGTGTGTATGGCTTCCCGATCATCCGGAGAGTGTTGCTTATGCTGTGTTTGTAGATCCTCAGTGTTCGGTGGCTGAGGCCCCTCGCTGTCTTCGCGATCAGGAACTTCTGGAGGATCTCATCGTTCACGTCTCCCTCGTAAGGAACCAGGTGTGTCTCGTCTTCTTTGATGTCGTACTTGCTGAGGCACATGATCAGCCTCATTCTCGCGTCGCTGAGATCCTCGGTCCGGATGAACGGTGATAAGGAGAACAGGATCTCGTTGCAGACATTCTCTTCGATCATATCAATGCTCCTGCTTTCATCGGTGTTACCAGGATTCTATCTCGTGGTGTTCGCCCTGGAATGAACGGTTCCTGAAGTGTGTCTCCCTGCACACAGATCGCGGAGATCCCAAGGAGTGATAACTGGACGTAGCACATGTACACTCCCTTCCAGTCGAGATCCTGGGCGACTACTTCCATGGCCTTCTGGTAGTTGATGCCCTGGTCCCGGAGGATCTGAGCAGAGGCGATGATCATCGCACCGCCTCCGCACGTCGGCTCATTGATGGTGATCTTCCCGGTCTCTTGATATTCTTCCAGCTTTTCTACCAGTCCGATCTTCGCTGTCAGAACTGCAAGGTGGTACGGCGTGAAGAACTGGCCCGCGATCTTCGATCCCATCCCGGAAGCCATGTAGACGTGACCGAGCACATCATCCGGTCCGTCTTCGAGGGTGTCGATCAGGCAGGCCGTGAGCCTTGCCATTGCTTCGTGATCCTCCGGAGTGTACTTCCTCATGGTGTCGAGGTACGCCTGTTCCCGGTCCTTCCAAACCTTATCGTGAATCATGCAGCAGGTGTTGCTGATCGAGAGAGCCAGGCACCGAAGCCAGTCGGAGTAGATCTCGTATCCGGAATACTTCCCAGACATGTCATTTATGATCTTGATCATCTCCTGCTTTCTGTCCATTCTTCGCCCTCCACATCTGAATCGTTGAGTCGTTGCCCGCGTAGATCCATCCCTGCTGCCACGGCGCAATGTTCGGGAAGTTGAGATCCGGCTCGTTGACCAGGTGCTTCCTCGGCCCGGAGACCGTCCGGTGTTCTCCTACTCTCGCCCGGAAGAACAGCGACCTCTTCGGTGCTCCGCTGTGATCCCACCGCCTCCGCTCAACGATGACCACATCATCCACGGAGAGATCCGGCTCATCGACTTCTTCGTACTCTTCTCCATATCTGTCAGGACTCATGCTCTCCTCCTTGGTCATTCCCGGAAGAATGACGAAGTATCATTCGTTCCCCTTCCACGGTTCCGGCATAGGTGCCCATGCATCTACAACGTTTTTACTCTGCGTTGAGCTCCACCGAAACTGTGCCCAATCTCCATTTTCTTTAAGGCACCCTTCCGAAGCATACATTCCCGCAACAGAAAACATGACATTCTGCCCTACCTTCGGCAATCTCTCGCTGCAAGGAATCCACGCGTTGGCCGTGGGCTGTTGAGCAATCCAGCTTTCAAGATCGTTAATATCAACTCCACCGTCACCAGTAAGTGGGACTATTTCTAACCAGTCCTTCAGCGCGTCAGCATCAATCAGCTTTCTTCCCATCTTCTCCCCCTTTCAAGTCCGCATCAATGTTACTTCCGGACCACTGACCCCGTTACACTTGACTGCAAACTCTAAGGCATCAATGACCCCTTCCAGCCGCTGGCACTTGTCATACAGGTATTTGGAGTGGTTCCGCTCTGCTTCTAAGTTCTTTTCAAGGTTGGCAATGCGCGCGTCCTGTTCTTTCAGCACTTCCGCCGCGCCCACAATCGCACCCGTAACAGTCGGCTGAGCGTCAATAATCTGTTCCAGTGATTCCCGCGTTTCGAGAACCTTAGCCACAGACAGCGACCGTTTTAATTCTTCAGCATCAATTAACCTCATCATTTCCCCCTTTCAGGCTTTTGCCGCACTCAGGGCAGTAGTTCAGCGTATATCCAAGTCCTCTATAGCGGTAATCTGTTGACCGCCCCGTGTGACTCTTGCCCAGCTTTCTGTACCAGCTGTGCTTCACTATCGCCACGGAATACACCATCATATACTTACCCAGCTGTTTTTCGGCGTCAGCGTTCCATTGGCGTGTGATTTCTTCGGCCTGTTTGTATCCTTTCATGGCTTCGCAGAACTTACAGTGTTTCATTGTTCCCTCTCATATCAGCCCCGCAGGAAGGGCAGAACGGCGTCTTCATTCCGTGCGGCGTGCAGTCTTCGCCACAGCAGTTACAAGCGTAATACGTGCCAAACGAGTCACTCATTTTTACCCATTTCCCCCGCTTCCGTTCTGGTTCTTCGGCGGGCAGGTCTTTTAGCTCCTGCATTGCCCTAATTGCCATAGTTGGAATCCTTGCACACCGCACGCGGACAATCTCTATTGCCGCCTGCCTGTCGATTAAGTCACTCATCCTCGCTCCTTTCCCGCATATCAGCCCCGCAGTTAGGGCAGAAATTGTATTTTCTCAAATACTCGCCGTTGTGGAAGCGGAACCTATGACAAGCAGAACAGCGGAAGTCATAAGCTCCTTCGATGCCTTTGACCTTTTCCCATCTTCCCCGCTTTGGCTGTGCGGGTGGCAAACCCTTAATAACATTGACCGCCTGAATCATTCCGTTCCCGTCGCCTGTGGCGGCGTAGTTGATAAGCCCTGCTTTGGAAAGCGCATCAATTGCCGCCTGCCTTTCAATCGGATCAATCATTTTTTGTCTCCTTTCCACAGCGGGCAGTTAAACCTGACGGAATCGCCCCACTCCGGCAAATATTCACAGTTTCGCCTTTCCCCGCAGTCGTTGCAGTTGTTGAGCTTGCTAACCTCAAGTCCAAGTCTTGCGTAATCAAGAATGGAATAGATCCCATGCATGAGCTCAAATTCGTCAGCCATCTCTGTCCCCTTTCATATCAGCCCCGCAGGAAGGGCAGAAATTATAATCTGCAATATAATTGATGAATTTGTGGGCATAATCCCACGGAACAAAGAAGCCGCACTTATCGCAATGATACCCATCGATGCCGTATTCATCCTCGCCATATATCCACTTCCCACGCTTGGGCTGTATAGGCTGAATCCTCTCAATCCTGCCTTTCACAGCGTTCACATAGTCTCGGACCGCTTCAGCATTGGTCTTCCCGGTTATGGTGATTTCCCCGTCAAGCGCCTCTATTGCCGCCTGTCTGCTGATTGTGTCCTTTTTGCTGACTTCAGCAATATGGTCATTTTCGTGACCCTGCGCATTTGATCGCAGCTCCTTCAGCTCCCTCAGCCACTTGGCCAGCTGGCGGTGATCTGCCTCGCAACTCATCGCAACATCATCGCAACCCTGTCGCAACCTGTCCGCAACCTCCTCGCAATGCCGAATTGCCTCGTCCAATGTCATTTCGCCACCTCCTCGAT